ACTCGCAACGCTGGGGCTCTTACCGATGATCGACGCCGGCAAGCTCCGCGAGCGTGTCACGGTGCAGATTGCCAGCGGCACGACGAACGCCCTCGGCGAGCAGGTGCTGTCGTGGAGCAATTCGTCGGCCGTGTGGGCCAGCGTCGAAGGCGTCAGTGCACGCGAGTCCATGATTGCCGGCCAGGAGCAGACACAACTGACGCACCGCGTGCGGCTGCGGTATCTGCCTGGCCTGACGCAGTCGATGCGGTTCGCGTGGCGTAATCGCACGCTGGAGATCGTCAGCCTGCTCGAGCACAACAATCGCAGCGAACACGAAGCCGTTTGTTCGGAGCGTACCGATGGCTGAGACAGTCGGCATCCGCATCACGATGAACGTGCCCGGCTTGGAAAAGATGCGGGCCGCGTTCGCAGCCTTGCCAAACAACCTGGCCGCCAAGCACATGGCTGCCGGCTTGAAGCGTGCTGCCGAGCAAGGCGGAACATTGGCGGCTCTCAAGGCGAATACGCCGAAAGGCCCGACAGGCAATCTGCGGCGGTCTATTGCCGTGAAGACAAAGAAGTACCCACGCACCGGCGTCGGAATTGCCATCCTGGGCTACAAGAGCGGCCGCAAGATGAACGAGCCGTACGACAACACGAAGCTCGGCTACCACCAGGGGCTGGTCGAGTTCGGCACGAAAGAGCGCTTCCGCAAGACTAAGGACGGCCGCTTGGTCTCCACTGGAAAGATGCCGGTGGGTGGTCGGTTCGGTAGGCCGCCAGTGCGTTCTGCGTGGGAGCAAACCCGCAGCAACGTCGAAGGCATGCTGGTGGCGGAAATGGAAAAGGCGTTCAACGCCGCCGTAAAAGAACTGGCGTTCCAGACCATCGCCAAGGGCTCACTATGAAATCCCCTGAGTTCGTGCTCCGCACGGCCTTGGTCAATGCCACGGCCGTCAACTCGCTCATCGGCGGCAGGATCTACCCGCTGCGGTACGTGGGGCCGCAAAAGATCACCTACCCGCTGCTCATCTGGCGGCGTGCCAGGATTGAGCGTCAGCAGGCGTTCAACGCCCCGGTCGGCGTGCCCCGCGTCACGATGGAGCTTTTTGCCTACGGCGAGACGTATGAGTCGGCCCGAGACCTGGCTGACAAGTGCCGCGTCGTTCTGGATGGATACGGCGGCACGCTTGACAATACGGAAGTAAAGCAGACGGCACTCATAGACGAGGCCGACGATTTGGTGGAAGTAGAGGGTGCTGAGTCGCCCCTCTACGTGGTGAAGCAGACCTACGACATCTGGTGGCAGGAGACCTAGAGCCCATGTCAACGACCCCACATTCCGGCACCGGCACGACTTTTACGTTTCCTGGCTTCACCGGCACCCTGACGGGTCTCACGTGGACCATTGCAGACAACGCCGGCCAGGACAACATTGACATCTCTCACCTTGGCATGACCACTGGTGCGACTGTGTTGACGATGAGCCGCCCGCTGAAGGGCTCCGCAGGCGACACAGGCAAGAGCGTCTCTGTGGAGTTCATCGGCACCGGCATGCTGGCCCAGGGTGCGACGGGAACGCTTACGGTCGGCGGCCCAATTTCGATCAGCGGGGCGGCGACCTGCAACAGCTGCACCATCACGCTCGCGGTCAACGACGTGATCAAGGGGTCGGCCGAGTTCCAGTACGCCTGACCCACGGAGGTTTCCGTGGCGACGTACAGCACTGGGATCACGGCCACCTTCGGCAGCACTACGTTCACGGAGGTCACGGACCTCGCGTGGACGTACGGCGGTGCTCTGCCGAAGGGCCGCAGCGTCCTTTGGACCGACGAGTCTGGCAGCGTGTCTCTCACCTGCCTCGGCTCGGCTGGCATCACGACCGCCAACTATGGCGTGCGAAATGACCTGACCATCAGCGGCGGCGGTGCGAACTTGACGTGCAAGGCAGTCTATGAGGGCTTGAGCGTTGCGCCTGAGTTGAACGGCGTGACCCGTTACACCGTGACGTTCAAGATCCTCGACGGGTGAAACCAATGGCATTGACGAAAGATCAGATTCTCGCGGCTGATGACATGGGGCTCATGGAGATCAAGGTGCCCGAGTGGGGCGGATCTGTGTTCTGCCGAGTCATGTCGTGCGGCGAGCGGGACGCCTACGAGAACGATTGGGTGATCAACAAGAACAAAGGCGTGGAGAACTTCCGCACCAAGTTCTTGGCGAAGTGCCTGTGTGATGAGAAGGGCGAACTGCTCTTCCCTGGCGACGAAGGCGTGCAGGCTCTGGCGAAGAAGTCGAGCAAGGTGCTCGGCCGCATTTGGACGAAGGCGATGGAGCACAACGCTCTGACCGACAAGGACGTGGAGGAACTCGCAAAAAACTAGCCATCCGCCCGACGAAGCGGTTCATGTTTCGTCTGGCGGGTTTCCTGGGCATGACGGTCAAGCAGCTGATGCGGGACATGGACTCCCGCGAGCTCAGCGAATGGATGGCGTACCACCGCTTCTATTCGCCGCTGCCTGACACATGGCGGGAAACTGGATTGCTTGCGAGTGCTGCCCTGGCTCCGTATTGCCCGCGTGGCAAGACACCGAAGGCGGAAGATTTCGTACCGATTGAGAAGGCACCGCAGCATGATCTCCAGTTGCTTGAGCAGCTGGAGGGACTGAAGCAAGCAATGGGCAAGTGATGGCGACGCAGATCGGACTTGGCGTGCAGTTCACGGCGAATGCCAGTGGCATGACCAAGGGTCTTTCGCAGGTGGATCGCCAACTGCAAAAGCTTGGTCAGCAGGCAAGCGGTGCCGCATCGCTGTTCGACTCGTTTACGCGATCCAGTGAAGCTGCGGTCCAGGCCCAGCAGAAGGTGGCCACGGACTTGGCGTTCCTTAACAGTGCGTTCCGCACTGGCCAGGTTTCGGCCGAGCAATACGCCACTGAACTTAAAACGATTGTGGCGGATGCCAACGCATCGGCGGCGGCGTTTGCCGAAGGGGCACGCGTCACGCAGCAGGTAGCGACCGCTGAAGAGCAAAGGGCGGCGACGCTTGCCAGGCTTGGAGAACTGTTGCAGCAGGGTGCCATTTCCCAGCAGACGTATGACCGTGCTGCGGCTGATGCGAGCGGCGCGAATGAGGCGGCCGCTCAGGCCGAAGAAGATCGGGCTCGTGCGTTGGCTCGTGCAGCACAGATCACGCAAGCCAACCTGACTCCGCAGCAGAAGTACGACCAAGAGGCGCAAGAACTGAACCAGCACCTGGCGGCTGGCCGCATCACGCAGGACACGTACAACGCGGCACTACAGCGTGCGTCGCAGAATTATGCGAAGGCTACTACGGCAGCGGCGAAGTATGACGCTGCTGCGGATGGCGCTGGCACTGGCAACACGCTTGCCTTCAACGAGTTGTCTGGAATCCTGGCTGCTATTCCTGGGCCAATCGGTAATGTTGCCGGCCGGCTGTCTGGTCTTGCTAGCGCTGGCGAAGGACTTGGGCGTGTTTTTTCCGGCGGCTTGTCGCAAGGCTTTGGCTCGCTGGCCCAGTCGGTGGCTGGCCTCGCCAACCCATTCACGGCGGCACTGGCAGCTACTGCCGCGTTTGCGACCGGCGCGAGGGCTATTGCTAACGGGCTGATTGAACTTGAGGATAGAGTTGAGTCGCTTGGAAACCTGGCAGATCAGCTAGGCGTTTCATTCGAGTTTGTGCAAGTGCTTGAAGAGGCCGCTAGCCGCTCTGGCGTTTCAGTTGAAAGCCTGACTGGCGCAATGACTCGGCTGCAGAAAACTTTGGCCGGCGCAGACGAAGAAAGCAAGGCAGCGCAGGACGCGCTCGGACGCCTTGGTGTTGAGATTGACACGCTCAATGGCCTGTCAGAAGAAGATCAGATTCGTCTTATTGGCGACAGGCTGGCTTCAATTGAAGATCCTGCACAGCGAACAGCGGCTGCTGTTGCGTTGTTTGGGAAGAGCGGCTCGCAACTGCTCCCGTTTTTTAAGAACCTTGGACCGGCCGCAAATGACATTGAGCGGCTTGGTGCTGGGCTTGATGACATTGACCGGCGCAACATTGACGAGTTTGGCGCTGGGCTGGACGCTCTCAAGGTTGCTATCCAAGGCATCTCGCAAAACCTTCTGACGCCGTTTGCTGGTCTGGCCGAAGGAATCAGCCAGGGGCTTGCCTCTGCTATTGCTGGCCTAAATGCAGTGATTGAGCCACTCGGCGACATTATTGCGCCGTTCGCGTCGGCCATCGGAATCGTTATCGAAGTTGTTGGGCAATCGGTTCAAGTCATCGGAACGCTTGTCGGAACCGCCTTGCGACCTGCTGCCGCCGTCTTTCAGATACTCGGCGAAGTTGTCGAGTTCTTCTCTGACGGGATGCGTGCAGTCAATGACGCTGTGAACAGCGTACTGCAGCCGCTCAGTGACTTCTTCGCTTTTGAAGGCGTTGTCGAATCCTTCTCGCAGGGGCTTGATTATCTGGGGAGCGTGTTCGAGCGGATTGCGCGAATTATCTACCAGGCAGTACAAAATGTCATCAACTACCTTGCGGACTTGGGGCGAAAGATTCTGGAGATTCCGATCGTAGGAACAGCGATCATCAAGTTCTCCGAGTTCCTGACGGCTGCCTTTGAGCGAATCCAGCAGACGCTGCAATCCCTAAAGGACAGCGTCGAGTTTTTTCTCGGCCAGGCAGAAGAGTTCGTCGGCGTCGAAGAGGACATCAATGCCGTCGTGGATGCTGCCGGAAACATCGTTGTCGGCAATCCAGAAGGGTTCAATGACTTCGCCAAGGCGCTGGCGTCATCGCGTTCAGAATTGGACAAGGTAATCGAGGAGTCTGCCCAGTTCGGCCAGGCGGGATTTGACGCGGCCTTCAAGTTCCAGCAGGCTTTAGCTGATCTGCAGTCGCAGGCAGAGGCAGGCATCCTCAACGAAACGGCGTACCAGCAAGAGGTAGAAAAAGCGACCGAGGCTTACAGGTCGCAAATCGACACAATTAAGGAAGCGGCACAGGAAGAAGAACGTAAGGCAGAGGCGGCCAAGCGTGCAGCCGAGTCGGCGATTGAGGCCGACCAGAAACGTGCCGACGCGGCCGTCGAGCGTTTGCGAGTAGAGAACGAGTTTGGCGGCGACACGCAGCGCGCCGAGGCGGCCGAGAACGTGCTGGCGATTGAACGCGAGATCATCCGCGTAGAGGAAGAGCTTGCTGCAGCCAGGGCGGCCAACGATCAAGCGGCGGCCGATGCAGCTGCCGCCAGGCTGGCCCAACTAGACCAGGCGGCAGCCAGAGAGACAGACATTGCCAGCGGGGCCGCCAAGGCTAGAGAAGAAG